GATAGAATTGGAGCTGAATGGTTTGCACCAGCAGGTTTAAATAGAGGTGTATTAGGAAATGTACTAGAAGCTAAAATTAGATTAAACCAAGCTGAAAGAGATGTGTTATATGATGCTAAAATTAATCCAATAGCTACATTCCCCGCAACTGGAGTTTGTATATGGGGTCAGAAAACATTACAATCAAGATCAACAGCTCTTGATAGAATTAATGTTAGAAGATTATTAATTGCTCTTAAGAAATTCATTGGAAGTTCTTCTAAATACTTAGTATTTGAACAAAATACACAAGTTACTAGAAATAGATTCTTAAATATAGTAAACCCATATTTAGAGTCAGTACAACAAAGACAAGGATTATTTGCCTTCAGAGTACAAATGGATGAAAGTAATAATACACCAACAGAAATTGACAGAAACCAATTAGTAGGTGCGATTTATTTACAGCCAACTAAAACAGCTGAATTTATAATCTTAGATTTCAATGTACTACCAACAGGAGCAACATTTGATTCATAAAAATTAGAAAATAATATATTTATAATAGAACAATAAATAAAATAAAAAGATGGCAATATTAGATACAAACGAAACTATGTTTACAGCATTTGAACCTAAATTACAAAATAGGTTCATAATGTACATTGATGGAATCCCAGCATACCTTATTAAGAAAATACAAAGACCACAAATTTCTTTTGGTGAAGTAGTTCTTGATCACATTAACGTAAAAAGAAAAATTAAAGGAAAAGCTAATTGGGAAAATATCACATGTGATTTATACGACCCAATTACACCATCAGGTGCTCAAGCAGTAATGGAGTGGGTAAGATTATCACATGAATCAGTTACAGGTAGAGATGGTTATTCTGACTTTTACAAAAAAGACATTAGAATTAACACATTAGGACCTGTAGGTGATGTAGTTGAAGAATGGATCTTAAAAGGAGCTTATTGTCAAAATGCTAACTTTGGTGATATGGACTGGACTTCAGACACACCAGCAAACATTTCAATGACTATAGTAATGGATTACGCCATCTTAAATTACTAATAGTAAAATTTTTATAAAGAAAAAGCGCCTTTTTGGCGCTTTCTTTTTTCTTACATATATGTATATCCGAACTAGTTTTAAATAAAATAATAACGTTATGGAACAACAACAACAATTTCCCACAGAGGAAGTTACATTACCCTCAAAAGGTTTAATTTATCCAGAATCTTCTCCACTATCTAAAGGAGTCATTAAAATGAAATATATGACTGCTAAAGAAGAAGATATTCTTACTAACCAAAATTTCATAGAAAAAGGAACAGTAATAGATAAATTATTACAATCACTTATTGTAACACCTATTGATTACAATGAATTAGTAACAGGAGATAAAAATGCTATATTAGTAGCAGCTCGTATTTTAGGTTATGGTAAAGATTATGAATTTAACTATAAAGGAGAAACTATTAAGGTAGATTTAACTACTGTAGAAGATAAACCTTTTAATGAAAAATTAGTAATTAATAGAGAAAATAAATTTGATTTTACATTACCTACATCAAAAACACCAGTTACTTTTAAAATATTAAATCATGGTGATGAAAAAGCTATAGAAAATGAAATTAAGGGTCTTAAAAGACTAAATAAAAATAGTTCTCCTGAACTATCAACAAGACTTAAACATTTAATTACATCAGTAAATGGTGATTTTGAAAAATCAACTATTAGAGAATTCGTAGATACTCAATTATTAGCTAGAGACGCACGAGCTTTAAGAAACTATATAGGAGAAATACAACCAGATACAGATTTAAATTTTGAATACGAAGAAAAAAATGGGGACTTCGTTAAATTACCAATTCCCATTACTCTTAACTTTTTTTGGCCTGACGCCACAATATAGAAATCTTTTATTTAACCAAATTCATGATCTGGTGTTCCATGGTGGTGGTGGATTTAAACACTCAGAAGTATACAACATGCCAATTTGGATGAGAAGATATCATGTTCAGAAAATAAATGAATATAATAAAAAGCAAAATGAAGAAATGGAAAAAAATAAAAATCAAAATCAAGCCCAATCTTCAAATAAACCAACAGGACCTAATATAAGTCCTTCGTCAACATATAATTTTTAAGATAAAGGTATCATAGATACCTTTTCTTTTTTATATTTATAACTATAAAATAATATATTATGGCTAACGGAGACGATTTTAATCCAGATAATTTAAGGAAATTAAGAGAAGGAGCAGGAGAATCTAGTAAAATGTTTAATGAAATTAGAGATGCAGCTAAAGATTTAGATAGATTACTTAGTCAAGTAGCTAATAAGTTAGGAAAAGATGTTAATGATGCTTTTAGACAAGGAGCAGGAGCAGCTAATAAGTTAAATAAAACTATAGCTAATTTAGCTGATGGAACTAGTAAGGTAAATGAATTACTTAAAGAAGGAAATAACTTACGAGGAAATTCTAATACACTAGCCGATAGAGCAAAAGTATTAGCAGATAGAGCTAAAACATCTGCTGGTGACACAAAAGTATTATTAGAAAGACAAGCAGAAAATTTAGCTAGGGCTTCTAGTGAAGCTTCAAGATTAGCTAATTTTTATGATAGGGCAGCATCTGCAGCTGCAGAATTAGATAGTAATGTACAATTTTTTAAAGGAGCTAGTGATTTTGTTAGTTCTATACCTGGGTTAAAAGCTTTTTCCGGACCTTTTAAACAAGCAGAAACAGCAGCTAAAAAAGCTTTATTATCGGGTAAAACATCAACCGAAGCTTTTTCAGCCGCTGTAAAAGAATTTGATGGTTCCATAGGTAAATTATTACTTGCCTTTTTAAGTAAAAGTTTATTTGACGCTAATCAACAAATTACTAACATTAGAAAAAATTTAGGTGTTTCAGGTTTTGAAGCATTTAAAATTAGAAATCAATTTTCAGGTATTGCTGCTTTATCAGGTGATATTAGGGTAAATTCAGCAGCTATATTAAAAACAAATCAAGAATTAAATAATGTTTTAGGTACTGCTTTAGTTTTTGAAACTGAAACGTTAGTAACAACAACGAAAATATTAGACGCTAAAATACTCACAGCTGAAGCTGCATCCAATTTAGCTTCTATTGCAAGAATTAATGGCCAAACAAGTAAAGAAGCATTATTAGACCAGGAAGCTGTTGTAAATTCAGTAAATGCTGAAAAAGGAACCCGTATAAGTTTAAAAGGAGTTTTAGAAGCCTCCAATAAAGTTTCGGGACAACTTAGAGCCCAATTAGGTGGTTCAGCTGAAGCTATAGCAGAAGCAGTAACTACTGCAAAAGCTTTAGGTATGGAATTAGACCAGTTAGCATCAGCTGGAAGACAATTATTAGAATTTGAACAATCTATATCAGCAGAATTAGATGCAGAATTACTAACAGGTAAACAACTTAATTTAGAAAGAGCAAGATTATTAGCTTTAAATGGAGATTTAAAAGGATTAGCTGAAGAATTAACCAATGAAATAGGAAATTTTTCTGATTTTAGTCAAATGAATGTTTTACAACAGGAAGCTTTAGCTAAATCTGTAGGAATGACAGCTGATCAATTATCAAATACCTTATTTAAACAAGCAGACTTAAATCAATTGATAGATGAAGCAAAAGCAATGGGTGATGAACAAAGATTAAATGATCTTTTAGCTTTAAGTAATCAAGAAAAATTTGCTAAAGCTGTTGAACAAGTTAAAAACGCCTTTGTTGATTTAATGGCAATATTATCCCCTATAACATCATTAGTAGGATTTTTTGCTAGTGCTATGAATACATTACCTGGTAAAATAGCTCTGATAGCTATAGGTTTTGGTAAAATAATACCCTTATTAAGAGTGGCTAGAATGTTATCAATAGGCAAAGCAATATCAACTATGTTTAGTGCACCACCCCCATTAGGAATTATAGCAGGTGTTGCAGGTACCGCAGCTTTAATGACAGCTTTAGCTAAAGGAAATTCAGCAAAATTAGCTTTAGGTGGTATTATTCCTGCCTCAGCAGGTGGAACTTTAGCAACTATAGGAGAAGGGGGACAAGCAGAAGCAGTAATACCTTTAAATAAAGCTAAAGAAATGGGATTTGGGGGAACAGAAATTGATTATGATAAAATGGCTTCAGCAATGTCTAAAGCACAAGTTAAGGTTTCAACAAAATATGATTCATTTGGGGCTAATAGTACTTCCGCAAACGGAGGAAGATACCAAAGTACAGCAAGGTATGAGTCTAAGTTTGTTTAATTTATATGTATAATAAAACACAAATATTATGAGTTTAAGAGAAAAAAAATCGTTATATGATAGACATAGTAATGGTACTTTAGGAAACACAGTAGAAGGACCAAATGGTACTGGACCCAACCCTAGTGATGGTGGTTACTTTCGTAATGATGGACAATCACAATCTCCTTTTTTAACTAAGGATGGTGGTGATTATTTAAAAGCTTTATTAACTAAAAGAGTACAAACAGGTAATATTGAAAATATGACATACCTTCCATCACCAACAGTATCAGATTTTCAAGATCTAGATGGTGCTACAGGTGGTCAAGGATATTTTCATGGGGTAGCCAATCCAGGTAGATTTCAAGGAAAACAATTAGGAGGTCAAGATCTACATAGAGAATTACTAACTAAATCATACACATACCAACATGGTATTTCAAACCCAGTTACAGTAGGTCCATCACCTGGTCCATCAGGAAATTCTGACTTTCAAGATATAAATGGTGCAGTAGGACAAGCATCAGATTCCTTTGATGAAGGTGTTCTTGCAGGTAGAAAAGGACAATATAAAAATGGTGGTCCTACAGACGGTCGTTACTAAAATTAATTTTAATGGCATTAAAAAATCTAAAATCCAACCTAGCTGTAGGAGATTTAGCTACTACTGAAGCTGCAGACCTAACTTATAGGAAAGGTACTGCATACGACAGACCTGGTAAAGGATTTAGTAATGAGCCATTTATTAAAGGTGGTATAAATTTAGGTGGAACATCACGTATTAATTCAATAACAGGAGGTTTTATACGAGGTGGTTTATTAATGCATGCTGAACGACTATTACAAGATACTGCCCGAATAGGTAAATTTTTAATATCAAATAGAGGTATAACATGGAATGCTAAACAATTAGGTTTACAAAAATCTAATCCAAAAGTAAGTGAACCTTCATTTTCTAATTCAGTTGCAAATCAAAGACAATGGAATTTCGGTATTAACACATTAGCCCAAGTAGTAGGACAAGGTACAGGTTTACATATTAAAAGAGAAGGTATATCACCTTTAGATAAATCTGGTTATATAGACGAAGAAAAATTTAAAAGTAGTTATTCAGAGCCTGATGGATTCTCAGGGAAAAGTAGCAACACTAACAGATTACTTTATTTATTTGATAAAAATATAAGCACATCTCCTCAACAAGAACGTTTTAAAACAGCAATGGTTAATGTAGCAGGAACAGTAAGAGAAGTTCCTTTTACAGACAGGTA